AATGGACTCGATTTTTCGCCGTATTTATACAAATTGAAACGGCTTTGATACTTTTTTAAGAAATGTTGAGGCGCGAATGCCAGCAAAGTTAGAAAAAGTTAAAATAATTAATGAAAAAGTATGCTTGACCACTGCCGAATTGGCTGCCGTTTTTGCCGTTTCTGCTCAAGCAATCGGCCAATGGAAAATGGAAGGCATGCCGGTAGCAGCTTCAAATTATTACCCGCTGGCCGATTGCATGAGATGGTATGAAAAGTCAAGCCATTTCCAAACCAGGGCAAACGCTTTGACGGTTGAAATGCAAGCAATTGGCAAGCCTTTAATGTCAGATAGTCAGCGCAAAATAAAAGCAGAAGCAGAATTGAAGGCATTACAAGCAGAAGCGCAGGATATAAAAAACTCATTTTCGCGTGGTGACTATCTTTTAAGGACAGAGGTTGTCAAAACGTTATCATTATTTTTCTCCAAATTAAAACGCTCATTTAATTCATTCGGCAGAACGACATCGATGTATGTTTCACCGTTCGTAGACGACAATACAACCAGAAAAATTGAAGCCGATTACAAATTAATGACTGATGATTTTTTACGCCATATTTCAGAAGGCACAAACTATAATACACCAAAAAAAATGCGCAAGTTTTCACGGGGTAACTAAATTGATTTATGCCAACAAAAACCGAAACAAAAGAAAATTACCCTGATTGGCTACTTGAATCAATCGCGTTTTGCCGACCGCCTGACAACTTAACAGTAACCGAGTTTGCCGACCGTCACGAACTGATGGACTTAGCCTGTGGAAATCCATACAAATCATCTTATGCACCATACCAGCGGCATATCATGGACTTGTTTATCGACCCGGAAGTTGAACAGATATGGATTCAGAAGCCGGTGCAAGTCGGTTTTACCCGCGTTATATTTAATATTTTAGCTTATATTATTTGCCAATCTCCAAATGATACAATGATAGTTTATCCGACATTGGAGCTGGCAGAATACGCAAGTAAAAACCGTATTCAGGTGATGATTAACGCGTCACCGGTACTGCGTGAGCAATATTTACCATACGAATCAACCGACCTTGAACTACATTTTAAATCCGGAATGGTTCTGATTTTATCCGGTGCTAATTCGGTAGCATCATTAGCCAGTAGGCCTATTTGCTATTTGTTATTTGATGAAGTCGCGAAGTTTCCTCAACGTGTCGGTATTGAATCATCAGTAATCGCGCTGGCAATTGATAGAACCTTATCGTTCCCGGGCAACCGTAAAATATTTGGAGGTAGTTCTCCAATTCATAAAGACGATGAAATATGCAAGCGGGTTAATTCTGCTGATTGCATCGAAACATATTATTTTACCTGTACCAGTTGCGGGGTAGTTCAGCATTGGGCATTGGGAAATCTTAAGTGGCGAGCCGGTGACGATTCAAACGATGCCAGGGAAACCGCTTATTATGAATGCCCTCATTGCATGACCAAAATTAACGATGTAAAGAAAACCGAACTTGTCAGAGACGGTCACTGGGATATTGAAACGCGAAAGCGAAAAGGCCGCCGGGTTATTGGATTAAGATTTAATACTTTTATATCTCCATTTATCAGATTAGGGGCAATCGCGCAAGAGTTTGTAAATGCCACTGAATCAGATGATATTGAGATGCAGAACTTTATAAATGCCTGGATGGGCGAACCTTACCAGCAGGCTGCAATAGCCAATACAAACGAGGTTTTATTATCACGCCAAACAGAATTACCAGAGGGCGTTGTGCCGAACTGGGCAGTTGTTTTAACAGCCGGTATCGACGTACAGCAAAACGGCTTTTATTGGGTTATTCGGGCATGGGGAGCGCGTTGGACAAGTCAGTTAATTACCCGCGGTTACTCATTATCCTTTGAAGAAGTTAGTGACATAATGGCGATGTGGTGGCAAACGCAGGACGGCAGACACTTACAGGTACAACTGGCAGGTTTGGATTCCGGAAACGACACCGCGCAAGTTGAAGAATATTACCTAACCGCAACCGAATGGGCATTACTCATGAAAGGTTCAAGCAGACCGCTTTTAGGTTCACGAGTTCGCATGAGTTCTGTTTCCCGTATCGGTTCCGTGGCGATAGGTTCACCGCTTTTAATTGTTGACACTAACAAAATCAAAGACTTTATTTCAGACAGGATGCAAAAAGAAAACGGCCGCGGCGCCTGGATGATTTTTAAAGATTGCGATCATGTTTATGCAAACATGATTTTGTCAGAACAGAAAATCAAAGAGAAGCGCGGCAAGTTTGAAGTTGAAGTCTGGACACCGAAAGTCAAAGACGCTCCAAACCATTATTTGGACTGTGAAGTTTATGCCGCCGCTGCTGCTGATGTTTTAAATGTCAGACTTTTAACCGATGATGCAGAAGCGCGAACGGTTGAAAATAAACCACAGATAAAAGCGGCTACGAAACAAAATAATAATCCGGCTGGTAACAGTTGGATACAACCGAAAAGTTGGATATAAAAAATGCCACAAACAACACTTGAAAAATTAACATCGGTACAAGCAGCCATAGCGGCAATAGAAGGTGGTGCGCAAGAATACCAGCTTGATAATGATATCCGATATCGACGTGCCGACCTGAAAGTTTTATACGCACGTGAAGAAAAATTGCAGGCGCAATACAACCGTGAAACTGGTTCCACTTCTGACGTCACAGTTGCTTACTTCACCGGGAGATAAATACTTTGGAAAATTGGATTGATAAATTAATAGGTTATATATCACCGGCAGCGGCATATAAACGCGCGGCGTGGCGTTACGCAACACGTTCATTTTATGATAATGGCGGCATTTCGCGCACCAATAGCGCGTGGAATCCACAGAATCAGAATGCCGAATATGGGATTATGAACGAGCGCAAACGGCTGATTGCCCGGGCAAGAGATTTAGAACGAAATAGCGATATTGCCAACGCATTAATACAGGCGTATATTCGCGGAACTGTGGGAGCTGGTTATAATTTGCAGACAAAAGTCACCGGTAAAAACGGCTTAATCGATGATGCTTTAAATAACAAAATAGAAGCCGATTTTCGCGAATGGTCAAAGCCTGAAAACTGCGATTTGTCTGGCCGCTTTTCTTTTTCGCAAATCTGCCGATTAATGATGCGCAGAAAATTTGTAGACGGCGGTATTATAATTGTCAGAAATGACACCAATAACGGAATTATACCCCTGCAATTACAGATAAGAGAGATTACAGACCTTGACGACACGCAAGACACCTATTACGGAATGAATAAAGGCAATTATGTTGTCAATGGGATTGAAGTTGATAAATATAATCGCCACATAGCATACTATTTTAAATCTCAAGATAATTTCGGAATGATAACTGGAAATCCCATAAGAGTAAAAGCCGACCGCGTTATATTTGATGCTGATTTAATCCGGCCAACGCAAATTAATCCGGTGTCAGGTTTGGCGACTGCCATGGGCAGAATTGCGCAGCTTGAATCCTATGTTGACGCTGAAATAATGAAGGCTAAAATTAATGCCTGTTTTTCAATGTTCATAACTCGCAGTATGCCGACAGGTGGCATGGGTCGCGGCGCTGCTGGTTCAACTCAAGATCCCGTTTCTGGTTATTACGGTCAAACAATTACACCAGGTATGATTTATGAAGGGCAGCCCGGCGATGATGCAAAAGGGATAATGTCAGGGCAGGCCAGCGGACAGACAGAACAATTTCTGCAATTGATGCAGGGATTGACCGGCGCGGGTTTGGGATTATCTTATTCGGCAGTTTCCCGTGATACCAGCAAGGGAAACTTTTCATCACAGCGTCAAAGCCGATTAGATGATGAGCAGTTTTTCAAGGTGTTGATTGATGACAATATCAATTCGTCACTGAATAAAATTATCTACTGGTTCATGGAATCGGAAATATTAAGCGGTCGCCTTCCAATATCACGAAACGACTTTTTGAATGATACGCCAAAGTATACCGCTTGTGATTGGATACCCAATGGGATGCCGTGGGTAAATCCTTTACAGGAATCAAAAGCTAATCAGGTCGGACTTGACCCGCTTAATCCTCAAATCACTATTGCCAGTGTTGCGCGGTCACAAGGCACCGACGAAAATACACTTATTGCACAACGCGCACGAGAAACGGCGATGATTTACAACGAACTACAAAAACAACTCACACCAGAACAATACAACCATTATTTGGGGGTTACAACGAATGCCAATACAGCAAATTAACAAGGATATTTTATACCGTTCAGATTCCATGATGACAATTGAAAGCGTTGTTGAGGAATCCAGAACTTTAAAAATATCTTTTTCGTCAGAAACAGAAGAGGTTTTACGCAATTTCGGAACACCTCAAAAGCCTGATATACAAATTGAGATTTTGCAAAATACGTATGAATCAATAGATTTAAGTCGTATTAATGCAGGCTTGGTATGCGCACTTTTTAACCATGATACAAATAAAATCATGGGAAAAATTACAGGCCCTGTAATAGAAGAATCAACCAGAAAGAGCTATTGCTTAATAACCTTTGATAATGATGAAGATTCAGATGTTATTTTCAGAAAGTGCGTAAGCGGAACCATAAAAGGTATTTCAACAGGTTATCGAGTTGAAGAATACACATATATTGAAGAAGGTGAAACTTCCGCAGACGGTCGCCATGTTGGACCCTGTTACATTGCCACAAAATGGACACCATTAGAAATCAGTTTAGTAGCTGTCCCCGCCGACTCAATGGTTGGTGTTGGGCGGTCAATGAATACAGCTTCGGAATCAGCCGGGGTTGATATCAAAAGCGAGGTAAAACAATTGGAAAACAAAGAGCTTGAAACTCCGGCTGTAAAAGCCGAAGTACAGCGGGATTTTTCCGCTGAAGCTGTTGAAATCTTGGCAATCTGCCGGGGTATCGACACGCTGAAACCTGAACAGTATATCGCGGCAAAAAATACCGTCGATGAAGTTCGAAAAATTGCACTTGAAGAACTCAAGAAAGTAAACGCGCCCATCGCAGACACCCGCGAAATCGCACGGGTGAACGATGAAGCAGTTGACAAGTTCACTCGCGCGGCCGCAGACGCAATTCTGTTGCGTCATCATTTAATTGATGATACAGCAACCGTTGCCGAGGGAGCCCACGAATTTCGCCGAATGCGCATGACTACAATGATGGCCGAATACGCCACCGGAATGGGCATACGCAACGCGCACCGCATGGACGAAACCACACTATGTCGGGCCGTATTGACACCGGATTCCCAGTTCGCCGGCGTCATTAGCAACACCATTAATAAGGCCATGCTGATAGGGGCCTCAACCGCGCAGACCACGTTTCAAGAATGGACCGGTACTGGCGATTTAAACGACTTCAAGACCTCTGAGCTTTTCCGATTATCTGCCGCTGGCGATTTGAAGAAAGTGCAGCAGAATGGTGAAGTTACCTTTGACGCCATGGCAGATGAGAAAGTGACATGGAAACTCGACACTTTTGCGAAAAAGTTCGGCTTCACTCT